AACCATTCCCGTGTAAAATCCAACCACTTTCGTTGGCAACATAATTATTGCTGCTTATTAAATTATTAACTAAAACAAGATTTGCAGAAATTTTATCCGAAGTAATTGAATTTGCTTGAATTTTATCCGAAGTAATTGAATTTGCTTGAATATGGACAGCTCTTACATTGTTTGGACTTAAACGCACACCGCTTGGAGTCAAAATAACATCAGTTACCATTTGAGTAACTACAACTTTAAGACTTTCAAAATTATTTTGCTGCCGAACAAGCCTGGACCCCGTGCCTGTGTAGCCCACATTCCAATCATAAATAGAATAGGCCGTTGTCTTAATTAGGTTAGATTGGTTTCCATTGTGGTCGTGTCCGCCAGGAAAAAAAATTATGCTACTTTCTGGTGTTGCGTTAGACATTACGACACCTTCCTTATAGTAATTTTCTGGGATGAGCTTTCTCCAAATTGAGATTGAGATTGCACTACCCAATAATCACCATTAATTATATCAAAAGCATCAAAAGAAGATATACGAATTCTATCACCAAGTTGCAGTCTGGGCGTTGGCATCACAGTAAGCTCAATTACTGGCACTGGATCGCTTGCTTTATCAATAATAAACGATGCAAAAGTATTGGCCTGTTCTAATGTTGTAATAAAATCATTTTCAATTATTAATTCTTTAAGACCATACTTTCTAATATTATCATCAAGAACAACCTTTTTTTCTTGAATTTCACCCTTAACATCTTGAGTTTCAATTGCAACACCAGCAATTGATGTAAAAAATTTAGAATTTGTAATAACATCTTGACCTTGCAAATAAACTAACGAACCAGGCAATGCAAATACTGAGGCGGCAATAACTAAATTTGCTCCATACGGATTTGGCTCATACTTAACAATTTGCGCAAGAGCTGGTTGCAAATCTTGCACTGCTGTTATAAGAGGACTTTTAATTTTAAAAGCTGGCGATTTGTCAAAATTTATTTTGTAATATTTTGCTTCTCTAACTGTTGAAGATGTTGTATGAGCGGCGGCAAAAGTATTAAATTGGGCCCTTTCAACCTCAAGAAATGCATTGCTAGCAATATTGCTATATTTTACAACTTCGTCGTCAATCATCAAATACCCCGATTTTGGGAATGCGGGGCTATCAGTCGTGTTTACCAAAATTGTAGTAGCATTGTTTGCCAAGTTACTGGCCAAAGAAACAACACCTAGAGTTGTTGGGTCTTCGGCTTGCCAAAGCCCCTGTAGCGCCGATCTGTTACTTGCAACACCTTTAAGTTTTACAATTACTTTATTCACCTGTAATTGGACATTATAAGAAGCTTCAACAATATTAGTAGAGTCAGAAAATGTTTGTTGTACATTTGCATGCTGGTCAATTGTAGATTCCCAAAATCTATAATAATGTTCATAACGAGCATTTTCATTTTCGTCAATATACAATCTTCCTAAATCAGCAAGACTAATATCATTTATTATTTGCTGTATTGATTGCTCATTTCCAAAAATAAATGGGACAGTAAGAATGGGTTGTATTTTTGTTTCAATATAATCGTTTTCAACCTGTACTGCATTTAAAGCATTATTAAAAATTGCAAATTCATCAATATAAAAAGATCTATTAGCAGACGGGGCTATTTCGCCACCACTGTAGGAGGCGCCTCTACCGCCAATTGTTAAATCTTTATTATCAAAACTTAACAAAGAGCCAGCAAGAGTAACAGTATTTTGCAATACACCATTTACATAATATTTCAAAGCACTATCGGATAGAGTAAAGGTTAACAAAGAAAATGCAGAATTAGAAAGAGATTCATTAGAAGAAATTACCTCAGTCCCACTTGATGTAACTATTTTTAAACCATGAGAATTAGAATTATAATATAATTCAAAACCGCTATTTGAAGTAGCATTATTCCAAACACTAATATATTCACCATTATTTGAAAACGCACCATTATGAAATTTAGCATAACAAGTAATTGTCATATCGCCAGTATAATTATGAGAACTGTTAGAAAAAATATTAAAAGAATTATGATAGGGAACTCTAACATAAGAATTACCATCTAAAAGAACACTACGACTATCGGTATCGGAAACAACACCACTAGGCTCACCAATTGTTAACGTTCCACGATAAATGCCATTATTGCGCCTAGCCGCGCGTTCGATGACATTTTGAGCCGCCGCAACCGTCCATTGTCCCGTCCCAGAATTAAATGTTAGATATTCCTGATCGTCTCGACTGCCCAGCCGATCAAGCGCAACCATTGTATAAACCTCACTTGCAAGAATAAAACTTTGCGCTCCAGTATCTTTTTTAAGTTTGATAACAAACGGATCATCAGTTTTAGATGCATCTGTAAAAAATTCAATTCTTAACTCATATATTTTTCCAGCAGTTAGATTATAAGAATCTGATTCAATAGTCACTGGCGTGCCAGTGCCAGATTCAATTACATACCATTTATTAATAATTAAAACTTTATTTAGATAAACTTTTACTCCGCCGCGTTTAATATCAATAACTATTTTTTGATTGCCCGATGTAGATGGAACATAAAAACCATCAAAAACACCATTATAATATTCACTTACGCTTGTGCTTCCGTCATCTTTAGTCCAACTACCAGTTGTAAAATTTAATGCAACGGTAGATTCTTGATCTTGTGTTGAAATAGTAGTTGATTTAGTAGTAAGTGCTGGAGTAAAAAAGTATCTAATGTCTAAAGCTTTTTCTAGAACGCTAAGTTCTCTGTCGTTAGCATCCAGCATAATATCTTTAACTCTTTTTTGTAAATCATTGTTTAAAACTTCAACAAATCTTGCACGCAAAGAATTAGCAATTACTCTAGTTTTATTTTCTCTATCAGTAATTTTTTCATCAAAACCAAAATGAAGAATTGAACCGTTTTGAGGATATGTTATTGAAGGTTTTTTAAAATAGGATATATTTGCTTGAGGAAAATTTGTTTTTAATAATAAATGTTTTACGCCTTCGCCAACTGCGGTGTCTTGCATTAAAAATCCATTGTTAATTATTTTTTCAGCAGCAAATTTTTGCCAGTCGGCAAGTTGAGCGGTGACTTGCATTGAACCAGAAGTCCCCTGCCATTCATTAACATAAAATACACCATAAGGAACATATTCAAAAGTGTCAAAAGTAACAACCGCATTTGAACTATGTGCTTTGGCGATGGTATCGCTATAACCTCTTTCAATTACAGTAAAAGAATTAGCATTATTTTTAGAACACAAAATATATTCACGATCAGAATTGCTAGCATCAATAGTAATTATATAATTATTAGAACCACCACCGTCTGGAAAATTATTTGTGGTTGCAACATTTATAGTATTTGAAGATGTTGTCATTGAATTAACTAAAACTGTAGAAATTGCAGAATTGCTAGATTTCTCAATTTGCCAACCACCATAAATATATATTTTTAAATCTTTTTTCATATATTTACCATATGTTGAAGAGGAACTAAAAAGATTAAAATCTTTTCCAGTATTGTCAAATGTAATAGAAGCAGAAGACGCGCTTGTGCCAGCAATTGGTAAACTTGATTCGTGAAGATCTCTAACTTTATCAACCGTAACATCCATAACATATTCAGACATGTCTGATTCATATATTAAATTGACTTCTTGAATCCTTGCACAATCTAATGAATTTTTGGCGGTATAAATGGTTAAAAGAACTTTATTAATGCTAGCGTTATCAATACCATCAAGGTAATGAATAAAATAATAACTATTATCGGCAATTTCTGCATCTTCATTAAATACCAAAGTATTAGTATTTTTATAAGCTTTAATATTATATGCTTTTATTTGACCATACTTTTCTGAAGTAACTACTTTTATTCTGTTAACTGGCCTAGCAATGAATGTATAAGTCAATGTTACTGCGTCAGCAAATTCATATCCATTTAAAGTTGCATGCACATTAGCGGTACTTTTTGTAGACGACCAAAATCCAAACTCATAGTTGTCATCTTTGGTATAAGGCAGGCAATGCCAGTTGCCATTGGCAGTAATTACTTTACCATTTTTATCTTTTGCGCCAGCAACAGCCCAAGAAAAAGATTCTCTTTCAAAACCATTAACAGATTCATTTGGAGTAAAATAAAAATCAGATCGCCTAGCCTTATTGTAATCTAATTCTTTTGAAGTGAGACTTCTGCTGTTTGCAAGTAATCCATAAGCCTCATTGGTAATATCAGAGTCAGAAGTTGCAGCAAATTCAGCATTGCTTACAGCAACAGAAGTATCACCGCTTTTATCAAGATGTCTACTGTCTAGCCAATTAACAATAACAAGGGGTTTAATTTTTTGGGCTACGGCAGTTGTTTTTGATATAAAAGTATTTGAAAGAGATTTCCCATATCTGTCTGTAGTAAGCATTACACTTCCTCTAATGTCATAGAACAGTCCCACAAGTATATCTCATTAGAAATATCCCTGCGTATAATTTTTTCAGAATAATCTTTTACTAAAACATTATATTCTGTTTCTGTATCTGGTGTTGCACCAGAAGCATCCATATTAACTATTTTTAAAACGTGATAGTCTGGATCTGATGCTATTGAAGCAAAAAAATCTCGACCGTCTTTCCCATCAGCAGTTTGAAGCGAACTATTTGGGACCATACTCCAGCTTAAATTAAAAACTCTTCTACCGCCGCGAGAAGATGATTTGTAATATCTATTTCCACGATTGTTCCAAATTTTATTTTCAACAAATACTGGCTGTACCTCCATTGACAGCTGCCTGTTATGATTAGTAAGCGGTTTATTATCAAGCAAAAGTAAAGTTCTAATTAACGTTGTATCTTGACCAACCGATGTATTTGCAGCATAGCGTATTATTGCAGTGCTAATAGAAGTATTATTTAATATATTAATTCTAATTGTAGCAAGAGAAATTTTGGCACCAGTGGTGACTGTTGTTTCAACGCTAAGCGCTGCTGCAGCGAAAGCGATCTTTTTAGCAGTTTGAGATGCTGTAATTTCGCCAGACAATGCCGAGGCCGCCAAAGAGATTTTTTTAGCATTAGCAACAACATCAGATTCTGCAGAAAGAGCTGTTGATGCGGATGCAATTTTTATTACATCCACACCATCAGAAAACGCACCGCCGCTCGCTATGTCTATACTAGATGACGCAAGTGCAATTTTTGTAATACTTACTGCAACATTAGATTCTGCAGAAACAGAAACGAGCGCATCGTGTCTTTCTGTGGCAACAGTTGCAACAACAGAAAGAATTTCATTAATGTTAGAAGATGCATGTGCAATCTTTGTAATATTTGTATTTGCATTAGATTCAACAGATAGTGTAATTACAGCATGCGATAATTTTATTGCATTTATTACAAGATTGCCTTCAGCAGATATTGTTGCCTGGACTACCTGCTCATCGCCTGTATAAAAGTCAATACCAGATGAGAGGGGTTCTGTTATACCAAATCTGCTAAAGTTTGCCATATTACTTTTCCTTTAAAACCAAATTGACATCAAAATATGAACATTGTGAAGA